TAGGGGTATAGCAGCCCTCATAGAGGTCTTACGTCCCGTTGATTACACTGCACAGCATAGTCTTGCTAGTTGTGCTAGTCACATTAATCATCCTGTTCTACAGGATATCCATACCGTACTATTAGTCGGCGAATCTCAAGTTGGTAAAACTCAATTTGCACTAGCCCACTTTAAACAGCCCCTGTTAGTGCGTCGGATGGACAGACTGAAAAGTTTCGTCCCCGGCTTTCATGATGGTATCGTCTTCGATGATATCTCTCACTTTGGCAGCTTTGATAACCAGAGGTCAGTCGTGGAGTGGGACACTCCTACCGACATGGCGTGCAGGCATCAGGATGCCTTTATACCTGCACACACACCGAAGATTATTTGTTCCAACCCGGAACGAATCCCTTTGGATATTGATTCAATGCCAATTAAATCACGTCTTACGATTCACTACCTTTAAGTGAATAAAAACTTATGTGGGCGAAGCCCTACTACTTTTGACAATTTGACTATAGGATATAGTTAAATGTTGTATACTTAAAAAAATGGTTGTTCGTCGTGCGAACGCTCTCACCAAAACTGGTGTAAGGAAGTCAGGACGTCGTAAACGGTCGAGCGTCGTGACTCGTGCTAAACTGCAGAAACCGACTGCTAAAAACCAGCGTTCCCAAATTATTTCGAACGCCGCCAACATTACCAAGATGGCAAAGATTGTGTATAATAACAGAGTGTGGTGTGACTGGCAGTATACAGAGGCCATGTATGGACTTGACATGCCTTCTACAGGCGCTTACACCACAAAATGGTCTACTTGGGACTTGATGAATTTCCCGGCGTGGAATCCCGTTCTCAGACAGTCCCCTCAGATCGAAGATTCTGTGAAAACTTACATCGATCGTATTCAATTGAATATGAGATATGCTCTCCAGGCTGCGGACTGGGCACAAGTAACGTTATTTGTAGTTTCGATACGCCCACAGTCGACAGTGCTCGACCCTGTGGGCGTACCGCCAGCTATCACTTCAGGATATATCCTGAATGGGGCCAACGATTTTAACCCGCGATTAAATCCAGCGATTTATAAGGTACACTACAGCCGTAACGTCACGTTGACGAAGGATGGGTTATTCGATATCGGCGCAATCCCTACTGTTCCAGCCGGTAACCCCAACACTACCTGGGCAAAGGGCCAGCTAACAATTCCGGTGAAATCCAGTGTTCGTTCACCGTATCAAATTCTTGGACAGCAAAAGTGGAAGCTTATGACCGGCCAACAATTACCATATTACCAAAGACGCTATATCATGGCGTATATTTGTCAACGATCACCTATCAACACCCCAACAGCTGGGGGGTTACGTATATCGTTTGATGCATTGGCGACAACGATCAATTCGGATTAGTACAGAGACAGCGCAGCTGTCGTTCACTCTGCCCGCCCGCGTAGCGGGAACTCTCGATTTCGGGGGTCATATGTGTGTGGCCTAGTATTACCCACACACATATGCCGCAGCAATATCGGTACTCGTCGTACGAGTAATAAAATATTTATTAATACAAAGATACTAATGCCGCAAACAAAACTTCCTGAATCGGTTAGGAATTTGGCATTTACTTATTTTGGGTTCACAGAACACACCATTCAACACCTTAGAGACTGGAAACCAGTCAAGTACGCATGTATTACACGTGAACCTTGCCCTGATACCGGTAGGATGCATTACCAAGGTTATATAGAATTTTCTAGTAGCGTTCGATCCCAACGGATCCAAGTTATGATGCCCGGCTGTCATATCGAGGAACGCAAAGGTACACTTGAGCAGAACCGTGTTTACTGCTCGAAAGGTCTACAAAACTGGGAGTGGGGGGAGCCCCACGCACAAGGTAAACGTTCAGATCTCCAAGAGCTAACGGAAAGAGTAAAGGGTGGAGCCACCCTTTTCGACATTGCGGAGGAATATCCCTCCCAATATATTCGCTATTATAGGGGTATAGCAGCCCTCATAGAGGTCTTACGTCCCGTTGATTACACTGCACAGCATAGTCTTGCTAGTTGTGCTAGTCACATTAATCATCCTGTTCT